TGCTTTAGCAGGGCTTTTCTTATGCTCAACGAAAGGAAGGTGAGGTAAATGCCAAAATTAACAGAAAAACAAAAAAGGTTTGGTGAGGAGTACCTCATTGACCTGAACGCAACGCAGGCGGCTGCCAGAGCGGGGTATAAAAATCCTGAAATAGGCCGTCAACTTATTACGAAAAATAACGTTTTGAATTATATAAACGAACTAAGAAAAGAACAGTCTCAGCGGACTGGAATCAATGCCGACACAGTTTTAAAAGAACTGGAAAAGATTGCTCTTGCAGATACCGATATTTCGGGCAAAGAAAAAATCAAGGCTCTTGAGCTTTTAGGAAAGCATTTGGGGATGTTCAAGGATAAACTTGAATTAGAAACAGACACAGATTTAAAAATATCAATTGATTACGGGGGCGATGAGAATGAATCTGATGATACAAGCAAATCCGGTATTTAAAGAGGTTGATTCATCAAGAAAACGTTATATAGTTATGAAAGGTAGCGCGGGATCGGGAAAATCTGTTGATACAGCGCAAAATTACATACTTCGATTAATGAGGGACAAGGGGCGTAATCTCGTGTGCATACGTAAATCGGATATTACAAACAGAGACAGTACTTACGCAGAGCTTACCGGAGCGATATATCGTATGTTCGGCGACAGGACGGATAAATACTGGTCTATTAAACAAAGTCCGTTACAGCTTATGTTTCGTAACGGAAATCAGATAATATTCCGAGGGGTTAATGATGAAAAGCAGCGTGAAAAGCTGAAATCTATTACATTTCAAAAGGGTAAACTTACCGATGTGTGGATTGAAGAGGCTACAGAAATAACTCAGGCGGATTTTGAGATTATTGACGATCGTTTGAGAGGTGAGCTGCCGCAGGGGCAATTTTATCAGATAAGAATGACCTTTAATCCTGTAAATAAAAATCATTGGATAAAGAAAGTTTTTTTTGATATTCCGGATCAGAATGTCTTAACCCACCACAGTACATATTTAGACAATAGATTTATTGATAACGCGTATCGTCAACGAATGGAACGGCGTAAGCTTGTTGATCCTGAAGGATATCAAATTTACGGTTTAGGAGAATGGGGCGAAATCGGAGGTCTTATACTGCGTAATTGGGAAGTAAAAGAAATCAGTCTGAATTTGAATGATTACGACGACGTCGCAATCGGCCAGGACTTCGGATTCAATCATGCAAACGCGATCCTGCTCCTCGGTATCAAGGACGATAACATTTACATTCTTAAAGAAGTTTATTGCTTTGAAAAAGAAACGTCGGAAATTATTCCTCTCGCAAAGAAAGCTCAGATACCTGCAAATAAAGAAATGTGGTGTGACAGTGCGGAACCTGACAGAATAAAAATGTGGAAGAATGCGGGATATAGGGCGAAGGGCGTTGATAAGGGCGGATCGAACGGTTCGGTTAAGGCGCAAATCGACTGGCTTAAGGGCGTTGTCAAGAAAGACAAGGCGGTTAAGCGTATGATTTATGTCCACCCCTCCTGCGTTAATACGATTAAGGAATTACAGCAGTGGAAATGGAAAAAGGATGAAAAGACCGGAGAATACACAGACGAGCCGGTTGCTTATCAGGACGACGCAATGGCGGCGCTGAGATACGGCGTTGAGAGATGGAGAAAAAGAAAAAAGATACTCGTATAAGGCGGTGAATAAATGCTTAATCTTGAAGAAATACAACAGCTTATGGAAGAGGACAGAATTTCTGATAAGAAAAAATTTGCCCGTAAAGGGCAGGACTATTATGAAGGCGATCATGATATCAAGGGCTACAGATTATTTTATTATAATGCCGACGGTAACTTAGTTGAAGACAAGACAAGAAGCAATGTTAAAATACCCCATGCCTTTTTTGCCGAATTGGTTGATCAAGCTGTTCAATATATGCTGTCCGGCTCGGACGGATTCATAAAGTCGGATTTCCCGGAACTGCAAAGCGAATTGGATTTATATTTTAACTGCAATGAGGATTTTACTTCGGAACTGTCGGAAACATTGACAGGCTGCATGTCAAAGGGCTTTGAATATATGTATGCTTATAAGAATCAGGACGATAGAATTTCTTTTCAATGCGCCGATTCTTTAGGCGTTGTAGAGGTAAGAACAAAGGAATCGGACAGCGAAACGGAGTATATAATATATTCTTATTTGGATCGAGTAGAAAGAAACCGTAAGAAAATAACGCGTATTCAGGTATGGGACCGCGAGCGGGTATATTTCTTTTTAATGACCGACAAGGGAAAAATAATAAAAGACGAATCCGAGAAGCTTAATCCAAAGCCCCATGCCGTGTATGAGCACGGTAAGAAAATTTATTACAAAGGCTTCGGATTTATACCTTTTTTTCGTTTGGATAACAATAAAAAGCAATTTTCTTGTTTAAGTCCCATCAAAGACCTTATTGACGACTATGATCTTATGGCGTCAAGCCTGTCAAATAATCTCATCGATTTTGATACTCCGATTCACGTCGTTAAAGGTTTGGAAGGCGACAGTATGGATGAGCTTATACAAAACCTGAAAACTAAAAAGGTTTTAGGACTGGAGGCCGAAGCAAATTCGGGGGTGGATATAAAAACCGTTGATATTCCTTATCAGGCAAGACTTACAAAGCTTGAGCTTGACGAAAAAAATATTTATCGATTTGGAATGGGGCTTAATACTTCCGGTCTCAAGGACACTAACGCAACTACAAATATAGCCATTAAGGCGGCGTACTCGCTCCTTGACTTAAAATGCTCGAAGCTGGAAATACGATTAATGCAATTTTTAAGAAAGCTTATTAAACCCGTTTTAAGCGAAATAAACGAACGAAATAAGACTGATTATCAGATGAAGGATATTTATTTTGATTTCAAGCACGAGGTCATGAGCAACGCGCAGGAAAACGCTCAAATTGCCTTGACAGAAGCGCAGGCTAAGCAAACGGAAATTAATACTCTGCTGAATCTGGCCTCTAATCTTGATAACGAAACGCTAATGCAGAACATCTGCGGTGTTCTCGATATTGATTATGAGGAAATAAAAGATAAACTTGTTAACCCACTTGAATTTGAGGAAGACGTTAATAATGCTACCAATAATCTTGACGATGCAGTTGATGACAGATGAATAAGTATGAAAAAGAAGTTATGAAATACTCTCTCGAACGGGAGAAAGAGGTTATATCGGAGCTTAAGGAAATCTATCGCGGGGCTCTTGATGAAATCGGCGATAAAATAAGAGCTATGATGTCAGATGAGCTTACCCGATCAAAAATTTACCGTATCGAATATCAAAGAGCTCTTAAGGGGCAGATTTCAGCAATTCTTGACGTACTTAATTCCAACCAATATGACAGCATACAAGAATACCTTAAGTCATGCTATGAGGACGGCTTTATAGGTACGCTGTACAGCTTAAATGGATATGGATTACCGCTTATATTTCCGATAGAACAGGAACAGGTTGTTAATGCTTTAATGACGGACAGTAAAATTTCAGAGGGCATGTATAAAAAGTTAGGTCATAATGTATCGGAATTAAAAAAATCCATATCCCAGGAAATTTCAAGAGGTTTATCGACTTCTATGTCTTATTTTGATATTGCCCGTAATCTTCAAAGCAGGTCAAATGCCACAATAAATCAGTCTATGAACATTGTACAGACTGAGGGGCACAGGATTCAAAGCGTTGCCGCTCTTGCCTCAGGAAAAAAGGCCGCGGCAAAGGGAGCGAGTCTCATAAAAACGTGGGACAGTACTCTTGATAAAAAGACAAGACCGAGCCACAGAAAGCTTGACGGCCAGGTCAGAGAGCTTGACGAGGATTTTGAAGTAGACGGTATGAAAGCGGATTCTCCCGGACATTTCGGTAAGCCGTCAGAGGATTGCAGGTGCAGATGCATTGTGCTGATAAAGCCGAGGTGGAATGTTGACGGCAGATTCACTAAACGGGATAACGAAACGAAAGAACTGCTTGAATTTAAGAATGTCAAAAATTACGATGAGTTTAAGAAAAAGTATTGGGACTTGGTTGACAATTCTGCGGGAATAAATTATAATAATATCAGAGGTGAGGAAGTGGCACTTGAAAATCAGCGTTATGGACGAAATAAAAAAACCCTTGTGAATAAAACATATATTGAAAGCGGAGAATATAAACGTAAGTTTGATAATGCTACAGATGACCCGTTGGTTAACAAAGCTTTATATGATTGTGCCAAAACTGCTTTAAAGCATAGGAGTGGAACTGTTTACGAAGATATGTACTGGATCGATTCCACATCTGGGAAAATTGTAACAGATGAAATTACGGGAAAATTTGAAAGAAGAGTAAAATATTCATCAAAAACTAAAAATATAGTTAGTGCTTATGAGAAAGGAAAATTAATAGCTATTCATACTCACCCAAGCAGTATGCCGCCGAGTGCAGGAGATTTTAACGCGTGTTACAGACATGGTTACAAATGTGGTTTTATTGCATGCCATGACGGAAAAATTTTCTGTTATACAGCAACGGAAGAGATAAATGTAAAGCTATATAATTTGTACATAGAAAATTATGTGAAAAAACATATTTCAGAATTTGAAGCGCAAATTTTAGCATTAAATGATCTTAAACGAAATTGTAACATTGACTTTTGGGAGGTGAACTAAAATGAAAGAAGATTTTTTAGATGACAGAGTTATTATTCCTGATGATATAAAAAAAATGACGGTAGAAGAATTAGAAGCAGCCATTAAGGAACTTGAACAGGAATTAAAAGAAAAGAAAAAAACAGCATGAAATTAAACCGCCCCTAAAAAAGGCGGTTTTGTTATGCCCAAAGCGGAAGGAGGTGGTTTAATGACATGTCCGTATATAGTACAAATGCAGCGCATAGTGCAAGAAATATATGAGTATGACGATGAAGACAGAAACAAAGTGACAACGGTTGTTGAAAATAACAAAGCTACGCCTAATGAATGTCTGAAAGATGATTGTGGAGCGTGGAAAAATGGTCATTGTTGTTATAATTCGAACGTTTAATAAAACCAAATAATTTTAGCGTATGCCTAAAGGTATGCGCTA